AAATAGACAATGATGATGAAGTCGGATCAAATGCTATTACAAGTGTACAGATATCTAATAACTCTATTACAGGAGTACAGATAGAAGCAAACTCAATTAGTGCAATAGCAATAGTATCAAACGCTATTGGTTCAAGCGAAATAGCAGCAAACTCAATAGGTGAGGCAAATATAATATCAGGTTCGATAGATTCTTCACATGTCTCAGCAAACTCAATCGGCGCAGTAGCTATATCAGCAGACGCTATTGGTAGTTCAGAAATATCAGCTAACTCAATCGGAGCAATAGCTATAACAGCTAATGCTATTGGTAGCTCAGAGATAGCAGCAAACTCAATTGGATCAGTAGCTATAACAGCTAATGCTGTAGGAAGCTCAGAGATAGCAGCAAACTCAATCGGATCAGTAGCTATAACAGCTAATGCTATTGGTAGTTCAGAAATATCAGCAAATTCAATTGGAACAGTCGCTATATCAGCAAATAGTATTACAGCGGCTCAACTTACATCAGACGCAGTAGGTTCTTTTTCAGTTACAGCAAACAGTATTACAGCAGTAGAACTAGCTTCTAACTCTGTAGGAAGTATTCAAATAGGGGCAAACACAATTAATAATGCAGAGATATCTGCAAACTCAGTTACTTCAGCTTCAATAGCTGCTAACTCAGTAAACGGAACTATATTATTAGGAAATTCAGTAGGAAGTAGCGAAATCGCAATCAACTCTGTAAATGGAATAATAATTCAAAATGGAGCAGTTGATACTGACCAGGTAGCAGGAAATGCTATAACAACAGTTGGTGTAGCTGCCAATGCTATAGTAAATGCAAGTGTAGCCAGTAATGCTATCAACGTAGATAGTATAGCTGCTAACTCTATAGAAAATGCACAGCTAAAATCAAATTCAGTAACAGCAGCTATAATTCAAGCAAATGCAATAGGCAATTCAGAGATAGCAGCAAACTCAGTAAATGCAGTTGTTATAGCTGCAAATGCTATTGAGTCAAATCAATTAAAAGCAAATTCAGTAAATGCAATTGTTATTGCAGCAAACTCTATTAATAATAATCAAATAGCAATTAACTCTGTAACTAGTCTTGTCATTCAAAATGATTCTGTAAACGGCGACCATGTTGCAGCTAACTCAATTACCGCAGCAAAAATTGTAGCAAACAGTATAACAAACGCAGAAATAAGCGCGACTGGAGCTATAGACGTAGCAAAAATAAGTATTGGAACAGGCTCTATAGGTATAGCAAAAATAGCTATTGGGACTGGAGATATTGATGTAGCAAAAATAAGTATTGGAACAGGATCAATTGACATAGCAAAAATAGCTATTGGGACTGGAGATATTGATGTAGCAAAAATAAGTATTGGTACAGGCTCTATTGCTTTTGCAAAAATTAGTGTAGCCGATGGAGACATTGATGGTGCAAAAATATCTGCAAATGGTAATATTACTAATGCTATGATTGGAGCAGTTGGAACTAACAAACTTACTGGAACAATTACAAACGCACAGATAGCCGCTAACTCAATAGACACAGCACAAATAAAATCAGGCAGTATTGATTCAATCCATATTGCCGCAAACCAAATTACATCAGCTAAGATAGCCGCTAATGCTATTGACTCAGCTGAAATAAAATCAGGTAGTGTAGATGATGCTATGATTACTGCTGTAGGAACTGGCAAGTTATCAGGAACTATAAGTAGTGCACAAATAGCGGCTAACGCAATTACATCAGCTAAGATAGCCGCTAATGCTATTACAACAGCGGAGATTGCAGCCAATCAGATTACTACTGCTACTATTGCAGCAAATAATATTACCACTTTAACGATAGCTACTAATGCTATTGGAGCAGCACAGATATCCGCTATTCGTTCAGAAAAGATTGATGTAGATACTCTAAATGTTAAGTTTTTAGCAGATGTAGACACACAAATATATGACCATAATGGAACTGCACAGAAATTAACACAAAATGCATTCGCACAGCTTACAAGATCACAAGGTGGTGGATCTGCCTATCAAGGTATATGCAACATAAGTTTTGTAGGAAAAGTCAGAGATGGAGCTAGATATATGGTTACTTTATCAGCAGTTTTAGGTAACGTTAATGGATGGAAAGTACAAATTAGTACAAATAACTCATCATGGACTACTGCCTCTGGCGGCCCAACTAGTATTTACTGGCAAGCAGGAACATATAGAGGATATACTTATACTTATTCAGGAATAGCAAGTGTACCTGCAGGAGTAGATGACTTATACTTTAGAATATACACAGGTACTCAAGCAAACTATACTTATGCATCTCTAAACGGAGTAGTATTTAACACAGGATAATAATATGAATTACACAGTTTACATAACAGCAACAGGAGAAATAATTGGAAATGGGTTTGCAGATGGCGCAACTAATCTTAATCAAATTTCTCATAATACAGGGGAGTCTCTTATAGAAGGAGTGTATGACGGAAGTCTTTATAATATCACAGATGGATCTGCAGTAAGTAAAGATGGCCCCTCCGTAATAGATTATATTAGGTCACAGAGAACTTTTCTTTTAGCAGAGTCAGACTGGACTCAAGTCGTGGATAGCCCTTTTTCTGATAGTAAAAAAGCAGAATGGGCAACTTATAGACAGGCGTTGCGAGATTTACCCACTACTCAAGCTAGTGCTTCTACTGAAAATGATATAGTTTTTCCAACTGTACCTAGTTAATATAATACCCCTTAAAAATAGTTCTTGACAGCACCCCATATTTTTGATATAATTCTAATTATAGGAGTACAATTATGGCAGCAGGAAATTATGATATAGTTATAGACCAGGGGTCTGACTTTTCCATAGAATTAGTAGTAGCACAAAACGGCAACCCAGTTAATCTAGGTAGTCATTCTGCGTCTGCACAACTAAGACCTACGCCAACATCAACTACTCTTTCAGCAACCTTTACTTGTACAGTTACAAATGCCTCACAAGGCAAATTAACAATGAGTTTAGGATATGCAACAACACGGAATGTAGCGTCAGGAAAATACTATTATGATTTAGAATTATTTAATACTAGTGCAAACAGTATTACCAGACTCATCCAAGGCGTAGCAAGAGTTACAGCAGAAGTTACAAGATAATGGCACTTACAGTCACGATTACTCCTCAAACTACAAGTTTAAGCGCAACAGCACAAACCACTACATTAACGGTTTCTAGCGCTGTAGCCGCCAGTGCAACAGATGCAGGCTCACTCACATTCGATAATCCGGTCGGGACACTTTCTAGTCAGACCACTGTCGAAGGAGCTCTTAATTACTTAGCTAACCAATTTTTCGTACAAACCTCATCTCCAGCTTCAAGCACAACAAACTTGGCAGAAGGGGATTTATTTTATGACACTGATGACAATCAGTTAAAGATCTATAGAGAAACGTCCACGGGCGTATATAGTTTTGTTCCTATAATGATAGGCAACGACTCAACAGACTCAGACACTATAGACGCAGGGGCTTTTTAAGCTCATTTAGGACAGAAACATGGCACAAACCATTAAAATCAAAAGAAGTGCGAGTTCCGCCGCTCCCTCTTCCCTCGGTGCTGGTGAATTAGCATATTCATCAAATTCAAAGAAACTATTTGTAGGGCATCCAAGCACCTCGGCGGTAACAACAATAGGCGGAGATTTATTCGTCAATATGCTCGACCATACAGCAGGTACGCTAACAGCAAGTTCAGCAGTATTAGTTGATGGTAATAGTAAAGTCAATCAATTAAAATCTGGTAATATTGTAATTACAGGTTCTAGTAATACTATTAGTACAGCCTCTGGTAATCTAACAATAGCTCCAACAGCTAATTTAGTTATTACTCATGGTGGAACTATAGACTTAAGCACTCAAGCAAATTCACTCACACTACTAGATAACAATGCAGCAGCATTAGATATAAATCAAGGCGGAACCTCATATCTAAAATTTGTTACTACTAACGGAAGTGAATCAACAACAGTAGGATCAGCACTAACAGTAGTAGGACTAACTTCAGCAGCAGCTGTAAACATGTCTGGAAACTTAGCTATCGCTACAAACAAATTCACAGTAAATGCGAGCTCAGGTAACGTAGTAGCCGCAGGAACAATAGATGGTACAGATATATCAGCAAGTGGCGATTTAGAAGTCACAGGTGGTACAACTCTAAACGGAGCAGTAAACATTGGTAACGCATCAGGCGATACTATAACAGTTGCTGGTACTACTACATTCACCCCATCAGTAGACTTTGATGGTGGACTTACAGTTGCAGGATCACAAACAGTTGACTTTGGGGCAAATAGACTTTCCAACATTGGCACTCCTACCCAGGCAACAGATGCAACAACAAAAGCATACGTAGACAGCGTAAAACAAGCACTAGACATTAAAGAGTCTTGTAGAGTAGCAACAGAAGCTGCTATCTCAGGAACATATGATAATGGTACTGGTGGTGTAGGGGCAACTTTAACCTATGGCTCAAATGGAGCTATATCAATAGATGGACAAGCTTTAATTCTTAATGATAGAGTACTTGTTAAAAATCAGTCAACAGCCACACAAAATGGTGTTTACTTTGTAAGCACAGTAGGTAGTGGTTCAGCAGCAGCCGTATTAACAAGAGCGTTAGACGCAGATTCAAGTGCTGATGTAACAGGTGGACTATTTACTTTCGTAGAAGAAGGTTCTACCAACGCAGACGCAGGTTTCGTTCTTTCAAACGTTACTGGCTCAGCATCTCTTGGTACAGACGCATTAGCCTTTACACAGTTCTCAGGAGCTGGTCAAGTAACAGCAGGAGCAGGACTTGGTAAATCAGGCAATACTCTTTCAGTTAATGTAGATGATACTTCAATAGAAATAGTATCAGATACTTTACAAATTAAAGGTCTAGATAACGCTATTGCAGAAGGTCAAATGATCTTCGGTGCCAATACAGGTGGTCAGTTTACAACATTAAATATCGGTAGTTACGACTCCACCAACTCAGTAGGACAAGTTCTACAAGTTGGAGCAAACGGAACAATAGCCTGGTCAAACACATTAGACGGAGGAACATTCTAAGAAATGTCTCACGTAATTAAAATCAAAAGATCAGAAACAGCAGGTAGTGTACCAGCAGCAGGTGATTTGCAAACGCATGAACTTGCTATGAATGTTTCTGACAGAACAATTTACACAAAGAACAGCTCAGGTCAAATTGTTACTATGTCTTCTGCAGGAATAACAGAAGCAGAGGCATTAGCACTGAGCATAGCATTAGGATAAGATTATGGCATCAGCATTTAAATCAGCATCATCAGCTAGTGTAGGCACTTCATTAACAAGTGTGTATACTTGCCCTTCAAGTACAACATCAACGATTATTGGTTGTTATATTTGTAATCAGAGTGGTGGACAAATTGAAGCAACAGTAGAGTTTTTTGACGCAAGTTCAAGTACTCACGTAGCTTTAATGCATAGCACTCCAATACCAAGTAACTCTACCCAAGTAGTTATAGGTGGGGATGCAAAAGTCGTTTTAGAAGCTGGGGATATAATCAAGGTACAGAGTAATGTAGCAAATTCAATCGACTGCGTACTCTCATATTTGGAGCAAACATAATATGTCACTCATAGGAAAAAGTAATGCATTAGTCTCCTCACTTGAGGCGAATGCAGTAGGTACTACTGAAATAGTAAGTAATTCAATTACAGCAAGTGAAATAGCAGCTAACGCAGTAGGCACAAGTGAAATAGCAGCGAACGCAGTAGGAACTAGTGAAATATCAACTAATGCTATTGCGGCGATCAATTTACAACAATCTGCGGTAACAGGAGTTGCAGATAACTCAATAGACACAGCAGCACTAGCAACTAATTCAGTTGATAGTCTTCAACTAATAGATGGAAGTATAGACTCTTCTCATATAGGTGCTTCACAAGTAATAACAAGTAAGATAGCTGCAAACAACGTAACATCAGGCGAAATAGCAACAGATTCAGTAGTAGCAAGACACGTAGCTGCTAACGCTATAGGAAACGCAGAAATATCAGCAAACTCAGTAGATTCATCAGAACTAATAACAGGTAGTATAGATACAATACATCTAGGAGCTTTACAAGTAACAACAGCTAAATTAGGTGCTAACTCCGTAACAAGTGCAAAAATTGCACTAAATTCAGTAGGAAGTAGTGAAATAGCAAACAACTCGGTCACAGCTACTCAAATACCAGCCGGTACTATTACCGCAGATTTATTAGCCGCTAACTCTGTAGATAGTGCAGAACTAATAACAGGTAGCATAGACACAATACATTTAGGATCTTTACAAGTAACCACAGCTAAAATAGCTAATAGTAATGTAACAACAGCGAAGATAGCAGATAATGCTATTACAGCAGCTAAGTTACCTTCTGGAGTAATTGCTTCAGACCATATCACAGATGGTACTATTGTATCAGGAGATATAGCAGATAATACTATAGCAACATCCAATATAGCAGATAACGCAGTAGATGGAAGTAAGATTGCTTCTAATAGTATTTTAACAAGACACATAGACGATGCACAGATTACAGCAGATCAACTTGCTGCAAACTCTGTAGATACAGCAGAACTAGTAAGTGGCTCAATAGACGCCATACACCTAGCTTCTGATTCAGTTATAACAGCAAAAATATTAAATGCTAATGTAACAACAGCGAAGATAGCAGATAACGCAGTTACTGCCGCTAAGATTGCTGATGGAAGTATCACTAGCACTCAATTAGGTGCAAACTCAGTAGATACTGCAGAACTAGTATCAGGCTCAATAGACACAATACATATTGCAGACGACCAAGTAACAAATGCAAAACTTGCAGTAAATTCAGTCTCCGCAGTAGAACTAGCTGGAAATGCAGTAACAGCTACACAGATAGCAGCAAACGCTGTATCGGTAGCAGAACTTAAATCAGACGCATTAAGCGGACAGACAATGTCAGGTAATGTTACTTTCTCAGGAAACGTGACAGTATCAGGAACTTCATTCGCAGCTTCAGCTACAACAATTACAACTGGAGACTCTCTTATCTCAATGGCAACTGGCAACGGAAGTTCAGATGCAGTTGATATAGGTTTCTATGGATTATACGATACTGGTGGTACAGACAAATACTCAGGTATATTCAGAAACGCAGATGATTCTGGTAAATGGCAGATATTTAAAGACTTACAAGTACAACCAACTACAACTGTAAATACTTCAGGAACAGGATATGCAAAAGGCACACTAGTAGCAGATTTAGAAGGAAACGTAACAGGTAACTTAACAGGAACAGCTTCTGCAATAGCAGACAATACTGTTAATGCAAGTAAGATTGTAGCAGGAAGTGTTACAACAGCAGAAATAGCAGCAAACACAATAGCAACAGGAAACATAGCAGATAACGCTGTAGATGGAACTAAGATTGCTCAGAACAGTATCTTAACAAAACATATCGATGACGCACAAATAGTACTAAGTCATCTAGCAGCTAACTCCGTAGACTCTTCAAAAATTGTCAATGGAACAATCGTAAATGCAGATTTAGCAGATAACTCAATTACTTCAGCGAAGATTGTAAATGGTACTATAGTGTCCGGAGATATAGCAGCAAATACTATAGCAACAGGAAACATAGCAGACAACGCAGTAGACGGCAGTAAGATTGCTCAGAACAGTATTCTTACTAGACATATTGATGACGGACAGGTTAACACTGCTCAACTAGCAGGTAACTCTGTAACAGCCGCAAAGATACAAGCAAATGCAGTTGGTTCAAGTGAGATTGCAAGTAATTCAGTAACAGCTGAATCAATTAGCGCAGGAGCTGTAGGCTCATCAGAAATAGCAGCTAACTCCGTAGATTCATCAGAATTAGTAAGTGGTAGTATTGATACTATACATATTGGAGATGACCAAGTAACAGCAGCTAAGATGGCAGACAATGCAATTAACAATGTAGGTATGATATCATCAGGATTAATTACTGCAGACTTAATAGCTACTGACGCAGTAGGCTCAGCAGAGATAGCAGCCAATGCAGTAGACAGCGCAGAATTAAAAACTGGCTCAATAGATACAATTCATTTAGGAGCTTTACAAGTAACGACTGCAAAAATAAATGCTAATGCAGTTACTGCAGCTAAAATAGCAGCAAACGCAGTAGGTACAAGTGAGGTTGCAGGTAATGCTGTAACAGCTACACAATTATCAAGTGCAGCCCTTAGTGGTAAAAGCATGACAGGTAATATAGGATTCAGTGGAGCTAATATCAATATTGGTAATGGCACTAGTGCTATACTTGAGGCAAAAGGTAAGATAGGTATTCAAGATGCAAATCCACCACAAAAACTTCATATTGATGAAGTAGCTGGTATGGATGTTGGTACAGGAGCTTCAACAGCAACAACAGTATTTACACTAGATAGTTTTACAGCTTCAGTATTTAGAACAGCTAAGTATTTAGTACAAGTAACAAATTCAACAGACAGTGATTATCAATCACTAGAAATAACACTTTTCCATGACGGAACAACAGTTTATTTAACGCAGTACGCTTCTATATTTGACAATGGTGCACAAGCAACATTTGATGCAGATATAAGTAGTGGTAATGTAAGATTAAGAGTGACACCA